AAAATTTAATTCATAACATAGAAGCGGCTCTCAACGATCAAGTTGAGAGCCTTGCTGGTAGGATAACCTCCACCTCAGCTCTACTGCCTGCAGGGTACGAACCCGTTAGACAGGAAATTGCTGAGGTTTCGGCCTCCGCACGCTTTCACTTGCGTGCTACAAAACATGCAGAACATCTCTGCAATGTTCTTGTCGATGGCTTTGGCATGAATCCTCTAGTAGAGGGGGAATTGGATCTCGTTGCTCGTCGTTGGATGACAATTACCGACTGCACCTTAGAGAAAGCTCTCAAGGCTGCGTACGCAAATTGGCACAACTTCATTATGAGACAAGATCCGGCTCCCTGGCCTACTTCATGCCTACCTTTTTCTGCTTTCCTCCCCGGGAGGATTGGGCAATTTCATGGGCAAGTCTTAAGGAATCTGAGACGCAAAGCTAAGAAGAAATCTTCTAGCGCACGCGCCTCTGCCTTTCGACGAGCCCAGACTCTTCTTTCAATTAAGAAAGGGTCGCCCGTTCCATCCGAGGAAGTCATTGTAGAAGCAGCCCAGAAACAGCGTAAAGCCCTGGGTGACAAAGCAAAAGGACGTTCTTTCAAGTCCTTTGCTTCGAAAAAGGAAAAGTCAAAGCCTGAAAATCTAGATGTAAAAATTGCTATGGATAAAGAAGTCGAGGACTCTATCCGTAGCATAGTTAATGAAGTATTTCCGAAGGGTTGGGCACATCGATTGTTGGCCCAACACTCTGATTCTTTAGTATCTTCATCCGATGGGACTAGCTTCTCTAAGCCTAAGTCCCGAAAGTCGGCGTTCCCTTCGATCAATGGTCACTACTCTAGTACCAGAGGTCAAGGGGGAGCCGCAACGGAGATCCTATTGAATTGGAGGTCTTGCTTGATGGAAGTCGACGAAGGAGATTGTCTCCTCTCAATGCACTATCACCCGCATACGGGTGTGATTGAGTCTCGTCGCTTTAGTTCCAAGAAGGCTTCAGAAATTCTGGCGAAAAGGTTAACAAAAAAACTACAAAACCCGTCTTATGACTGCCAAGCGTCCTTTATCCTTGAACCTCTCAAGGTCCGAGCTGTAACAGCCGGACCTGTGGTCCCTTATTGGATATTAAAGCCTTTCCAAAAGGCTCTTTGGACGCACCTGAAGGATCATCGCGCCTTTACCCTAGTAGGGAAACCCGTGACTGAGGACTATCTTAATGAACTATTTCTTAAAGATAGTGATCACCCGTGGGCACCCTCTGCTTGGGACGAGGACGATGACCGATTTTTGGAGTCAGGAGACTATTCCGCTGCAACCGATAATCTCCGTGCGCATTTCTCAAGGTTTACCTGGGATTTGCTTATGGAGAGAGGGGACGGTCCCCAATGGGTGCGAAGGATTGGCTCTAAGTCGCTAGTAGGACACACTGTCCACTACGACCCAAAGCTAAAACTTGCTCCCGTAAAGCAGTGGAACGGTCAGTTGATGGGTTCAATCCTTTCTTTTCCAATCCTGTGTATTGTCAACGCTGCTGTCTGCCGTCTGGCCTACCACTCTCGTCTTGGTCTCATAGAGAACTTCGGAGAGGAGGTCAATTGGCAGCCTAACGCTCTTTACCGATCCAAGTCCTGGGCCGATCTGGCCGAGGAGGAGGACGTTGAAACGCATGGGTCATTCCGCTTCCAGTTACTCGATCAAGAGGCTAAGGAGGA